CAAATTCTGGTAAATGGTATGCAGAGGTAAGAACATCTAGTAATGGTGGTGGTAATGTCATAACATTTGGTATTTATATTCAAGAAGATATGCACTATTGGGATAACACATATAATTATTATCCAGGAGGTCAAGTATCAAATGGAGATGGTAATGGTGTTGGAATGCAGATAAGAAATGATGGTCAAAGATGGCTTACAAGTTCAACTCTTTCTTCGTCAATTCAAAATAATTTATCTGGAACTGCTCTTGCTGCTGGTGATGTAATTGGAATTGCAGTTGATGTAGATAACTCTTTAGTCACATGGTATGCCAATAATGGAAGTTCACTTGGTAGTGCTTCTATACTGCGACCAGGCAGAATTATATTTACAGCTATGGCAGTTACAAGCAGTGATACTTTTAATTGGAATTTTGGTGATAATCCTACTTTTGATGGTAATGAAACTGCTGGTGGTAATGCAGATGAAGATGGTAATGGAAACTTTTATCACAGTGTTCCCGCAGGTTTTAAAATGTTAAGACAAGACAATATGCCAGAAACAGCTAAAGGTGTAACTGGATTTACTTGGATTAAAGATAGAGACAATGCACTTAATCATAATAGTTATGATAGTAGTAATGGTGAATTTAATAGATTAGTTCCAAATGCTAATTCTACAATACTTAATACTCAAGGTGGTGTTTCAAAATTTTTAAAAGGTGGTATTGTTGTTGGTGATACAAGTAATATTAATAATAGTGGTGCATCTATGGTGTCTTGGAACTGGACAGCAAATGGAGGCACAACTGCAAGTAATGGTAATGGTTCAATCACCTCAACTGTCCAGGCTAATCAAACAGCAGGCTTCTCAATCGTACAATATACTGGAAATGGTGGTAATGCAGCAGCTACAATAGGACACGGACTGTCGTCAGCACCTGAGTGGATTCTTTTAAAATTTTTAGATGTAGCTGGTAATTGGACTGTTTATCATAAGTCGGTAGGTAATACAGGAAGATTGTCAATAAATCTTTCAAGTGGTACTGATACAAGCTCAAATTATTTTAATAATACTAGCCCAACTTCAAGTGTATTTACTGTTGGTAGTAGTTTTAACCAAACTACTGCGTATGATTATGTAGCTTATTGTTGGCACTCTGTAGATGGCTTTAGTAAATTTGGAAGTTACGAAGGAAATGCTAGTGCTGATGGTACATTTGTATATACAGGATTTAAACCAGCATTTCTTATGATTAAAGATATTGATAATACTAGAAATTGGATAATGCTAGATAACGCAAGAGACCCCTTTAACCCAACTGATAAAGGTTTGTCTTCTAGTAATGCTAATGCCGAAAACTCAGGTAATTCTATTGATTTTGTATCAAACGGATTTAAATTTAGGTCAAGTAGTACATCATTTAATACAAGTTCCACATACATTTACATGGCATTTGCTGAGCATCCGTTTGTTGGGGACGGAACAAACCCTGTGACTGCGAGGTGATATGCCTCTAATTCGTATTCCCTTTAAAGGTGGTTTCAATAAACAAATAACAAAAAGTGAGGCATCTAATCAATGGACAGATGGTGACTTTGTTCGTTTTCGTTATGGTGAACCTGAAAAAATAGGTGGCTGGCAACAAGCTGTAGCTACAACGATGCCTGGTGTAGCAAGGGCAACACACATCTGGACAGATAAAGATGGAACAGAATATATAGCCATAGGCACAAGTAAAGGTTTGTTTCTATTTTATGGTGGTGGCATTTATGATATCAGTCCACTTGAAACAGCCATAACAGGTTTAACTTTTACCTCTACAAACGGATCAGCTACAGTAACAGTAAATAAAACTTCTCATAATTTATCCGCAGGTGAGTTTGTTGTATTTTCATCGGTTACTATGCCTGGAAGTGGCACAGGATTTACTGCCGCTAATTTTACTGACAATCCTTTTCAGATTATTACAGCGGCAACAAACAGTTTTACAATTACAATGCCTTCAAGTGAATCTGGTTCTGGTATGACAGCAGCAGGTTCAGGAACAGTACAAGCTTATGTCCCAGTTGGTTCAGCCACACAAACACTTGGTTTTGGTTGGGGTACAGGAGTTTGGGATGGCTCAAATGGTTGGGGTTCTGCAACAGCAGCGTCTGCCACAAGTTTAGAACCTGGTAATTGGTCGTTAGATAATTATGGTACAATACTTATAGCAACAATAAGAAATGGTGGTACTTTTGAATGGAACCCCACAAGTGGTGTGACTACAAGAGCTACTGCTGTCACCACAAACCCAACAGCAAGTGTTATGACAATAGTATCAGATACAGACAGACATCTAATCCATTTAGGCACAGAAACAACTATTGGGTCTATTAATACACAGGACAAAATGTTTATTCGTTTTTCAGACCAAGAGGATAGAACAGATTATGTGCCTGTATCTACAAACACAGCAGGAACATTTCAATTAGATAGTGGTTCTAAAATAGTAAGTGCAGCAAGAGGTAAAGATTATATTTTTATCGTTACAGATACATCTGCTTATATTATGCAGTTTGTTGGTCCGCCTTTTACCTTTTCAATTAGACAAGTTGGTTCTAACTGTGGAGCTATGTCACAACATTCATTAGTGCATGTGGATGGTATTATGTATTGGATGGGTAAGTCTGGAGGTTTTTATGCGTATGATGGTGGTTCAGTAAAGAAACTTACCTGTTCTGTTGAGGACTTTGTATTTACAACACAAACTGATGACGATTTAGGATTTAACTTTGGTCAAAGTGAACAAGTCTTTGCAGGATATAATACCTTGTTTACAGAAATAAATTGGTTTTATTGTAAAGATGGGTCTACACAAATAGATAGATGTGTCACTTTAAATTATAGAGAAGGTTTATGGACAACTAGTTCTTTAGCACGAACTGCTTACAGTGACAAGTATGTATTAGATAACCCATACGCTACTGAATATAACTCTTCTGGTCTTCCTACAGTATCTATAAATGGAATTACTAATGAGTTTGGTGCGGCAACTTTATACAAACATGAAACAGGAAATAATCAACTTGATGTATTAGGTAATAAAACTGCAATCAATGCGTTCATAGAATCTGGTGACTTTGAAATGCCTATGGAAGGAAGTGCAGGAGAGTTTTTTGTTAAAATAAGACGATTTATTCCTGACTTTGGTAAGTTGGATGGTAATGCTCAAATTACAATAAATCTTAAAGACTTTCCATCTGAAACGGAAGCGTCTTCACCCCTTGGACCTTTTACTGTTAGTTCAAGTACAAAAAAGGTTGACACAAGAGCACGAGGTAGGTTAGCATCACTTAAAATAGAAAACACATCAACTGATGAATCTTGGAGATTTGGTGCATTTAGAGCTGATGTGCAACCTGATGGAAGAAGATAATGGTAAAAAAAGACCCAAAGGTGGGTACAGGAAAAAAACCTAAAGGTAGTGACCGAAGACTTTACACTGATGAGAACCCAAAGGATACAGTCAGAATAAAATTTGCTACACCCACTGACGCAAGAAAAACTGTTGCTAAAGTAAAAAAAATTAAAAAACCCTATGCACGAAAAATACAAATACTTACTGTTATGGAACAACGAGCAAAAGTAATGGGTAAAACTCAAGTGGTTAGTATTGCAAAAAAAGCAAAAGAAGCTTTAAAAAGAGAGAGAAAAATTGGCTAAAATAAATATACTAATACCTGAACTCAATGAGGATTATGTGGTGCAAAACCAAAGACAAATAACTTATGGTATTGAAACATTAGTAAATCAATTAAATTTTGCTTATCAAAATGATTTAAAAAATGAACAAGATGCCTTTAACTTTTTTATGAGCTGATGACAATACAATATAAAAATCAAGGATTTTCACTGACAACTACAGGCACAACAAGTGTATTGACAGCACCAGCTAATGGTCGTTGTTTAGTTAAACAAATACAGGCTCATAACGGCTCTAGTGGTTCTGCGGTTAATTTAGCGACTCAAGTCACAGACACAAGTGCGTCAGCGACATTTAGAATTGATAATGCAGCTATTGCTGCAAATACAACACGACAAATTATATCACAGACACTTGTACTAGAAGAAGGTGACATTTTAAAAATGACAGCAGGTACAGCAAATGAAATACAAGGTATAGTGTCTTATGCTTTACTTGACCGCTCACAGGAAAATGGGTAATTTTTATTTGCAATTATTAAAAAATATTGGTATTTAAAACTATGGACGTAATACATTGTAAATCAGAAATTATCATCAAAAATAAAAAAACTGGTAAAGTTTATAAAGATGAAGATGAAGCACAAAAAGACATCCAAGATAAAACCACTGACACAAACGAAAGTGACATACAAAGGGATGTTAACATTATCGTCCCTGAGTTATCATTGGACGGAGAAACAAATTGACACCATTAGGTGGGACTGAACTTCAACACAATTTTTTAAATAACTATGTTGATGATGATTTACTTAATAATTTTTCTATATGCACATCAGTGCCTGAAAAAATTCCACTAGATGAAAACAAAACGAATATCCTTTGGCAAAAAAACGCACCCAATCAACCGAACATAGCTCCGTGGTTTAAAGACAAATCTAATCACACTAAGTATGATTGGTACGTTTTTAATTCAAGTTGGAATTATGAAAAATATAGAGACCTTTATGATTTACCAACTGATAGATGTCATGTCATAAAAAATGGCATTACAAATTTTCCTGAACGACATGTTTATAAAAAAGGCGATACCTTACGGATGATATTTCATCCAACACCTTGGCGTGGTTTGAATGTTTTATTAGCCACCATGCAACTACTTGAAGGCGAAAATATAGAATTAGATGTGTATAGTAGCTGTCAAATTTATGGAACAGATTTTCAAAAAGATAATGATGAACAATATCAAGATTTATACGACCAAGCAAAAACTTTACCTAATGTAAATTATTTAGGCTATAGACCTAACGAATTTATTTTAAGTAAATTACCTTATTATCATATGTTTGCATATCCGAGTATTTGGGAAGAAACATCGTGTATATCTTTACTTGAGTCAATGGCTGCTGGACTATATTGTATCGTAACTAACTATGGTGCCTTGTATGAAACAGGAGCCGAGTTTCCTGTTTTTGTTAACTATGAAACTAATTTAGTAAATTTGGCACATCAATTTGCAGAGGGTATAAAAATATGCAGAGACACGCTCCACGAACCAATGATTCAAGAACATTTAGATGAGCAACAAAAATTTGTTAAGCGATTTTATTCTTGGGACAAAAAAGGTTTAGAATGGACAAATTTTCTTCAAGGTATACTTGATGCAAAACAATAAACCAATATGGCTAAAAAATGAACGTCCTGTAAGTTTGTTTGTAGCTACTCCTGTACACAGTGACGTATCCATGCATTATGCTCAAACAATGCTTGAGTTGCAAAAAGAATGTATGAAACGCAATATGCGAGTTATGTTTCAAATGATGAAGTCATCTTTAATTACTCAGGGCAGAAATTTATGTGTCAGTTATTTTTTAAATACAGATTTTACACACATGTTATTTGTTGATTCAGATATTGCTTTCGACCCTAATTCTATTTTTAGATTAATTGAACAAGATAAAGATATTATTTCAATACCTTATCCTATGAAAACAGCACAATGGGATACGTTAGTTAAAAAGATTAACAGTGGAGTTATTACTGACCCTGAACAATGTCAACACCACATGCTTCAATATCCTTTACTAATAAAAGACGATAATACAGACATTAAAGTAACTAAGGGTGTAATTGAAGCTACTCATTGTCCCACAGGATGTATGCTTATTAAAAGAGATGTATTTAGCAAATTAATTGAAGCCTATCCTGATAGAGAGATAATTCAAAAAACTACAATCGATGGTAAGTATATGGACAGACCTCATTTTTATAATTTTTTTGATACTTACTATGACCCTAAAACAAAAAGATACCTTGGTGAAGACTTTGCTTTTTGTAGATTATGGTCAGAAATTGGTGGCAAACTTTACTGTTATATCATGAGTTATATAACTCATGTTGGTGAATTTCAATATACAGGTAGGCTTTATGATGAAATGACTGATGAGGGAGTTGAAAAGACTAGCAAATCAGAGTAAAATGTAGGTTAGAAAATTGGAGATAACATGTTAAAATTCATCTTAGGACTTTTTCCTAAAGTCTTAAAAAAATGGCTATTAAATATTCTTGATAAAGATATAGCAAGCAAAGGTAATTGGGGTGACACTAAACTTCGTTTTTTATCAAAAGGCGAAGCTTTCTTTCTGAAAACAATCGGTGGCAGTGGCACGATAAATCACCAAACAGGTTTAAAACAATATCCTTTTTTTGTACCCTTGGTTGCAGGTGTGGGAAGTTTTTTACTTGCTAAAGCATCAGGAGCATCAACAGGTAGAGCTCTATTAGCAGGTGGTATTGGTGCATTGGGTGGATTTGGTTTGCAAAATTTAGCAGAGGGTGCTGCAGCAGGCAGTTTATTTGAAGGAATGTCTAAAGCTTCAATGATAGGTGGAGGTATCACAGCAGGCTCATTGGCATCAGCAGCTTTTGCTCCTCAACCATCACAGGCAGAATCAGGTATGCAAGCAGGACAACCTTTTAGTCAAGAACAATATGCCATGGCTCAATCTAGAGCCGATGAACAAGCAAAAGGAATAGGTGATAGATTTGATTATTCACAACCTGGCTATGTATCAGGTCAGTATTATTCTCCACCCCCTCAACAACAAGTGCAAGAGGCATCGGTTTATGATTTTAATCAACCTGATATGTACAGAGCAAAAGAAGGTGGTTTAGCTGAAATAGTAAGATTTAAAACTGGTGGTATAAATTATTTACCAAGTAAAACAGACCACGATGAAAATGACTTGAATAATTATATTAGAGCCGAAGGTTATGTAGAGGATGGTTCGGGTAATGGTGACAAAGATGAAGACACTATGTTAGCTCAATTAGCTGATGGAGAATTTGTATCTCGTGCTGACGCTATTTTAGGTGCAGGTATTATGTCAGGAGCTAGTCCAAAAGATTTTAAAGATATGCGAAGAAAAGGAGCTCAATTTTTTTATAACCAACAAGACCAATTAAAAAGAATTTATGATATTGTGACTGATGGAAATCAAAAAGATTGATGTGGAGTGCGTGGATGTGTTTTGGGACAAAGTTGAACATTGGATTGAATCCGCAACTAAACAGTCTAGAGGCAGACATACTTTAGAATCCACTCGCAAATTATTATTATCGGGAAACATGGAAATGTTTCTTGTTCTTGTAAACAAAGCAATTTGTGCTGTTTATGTAGTTCAAAAAACTTTCTATCCTGCAAAAAGTGTATTAAGTATTTTATTTTGTGGAGGTAGTAAAGTTATTAAAAATATAAAAAAAATAGAAAATTTTTTTATTGATTACGCAAAACAAAAAGGTTGTGAAGCTTTAGAAATTATTGGTCGTAAAGGATGGGGTAGAGCAATTAAAAAAAATAATTTAGAATTTAAACAAACAGGATTTTTTTATGAAGTGGCTACTTAAATTTATACCAATAAAAATAAAGATTTGGCTTTACAAAGTTCTTTATAAAGATATAGCAAAAAAAGGTGAGTGTGAAGATAAAGAACTTGCACACATTAACGATTATGAAGCACAACTTTTAAATAACTTAGGTGGCTCGGGTAGTGTTAATAAGGTCACAGGTTTAAAAGGCTACTTCGGTGGTGGTGGTGGTGGCGGACCTGCTCCAGCTCCTGCTCCTGCAGCTCCTGCTGTACAAACACAGATATCTAGAGAAGCTCCTGAAATAGAATCTAGAAAGTTAGCTTTATATGATGAAGCAATAGATTTAGCCACACAGCCAATTGCAGTCCCCGAGTATCAAGTAGCAGGACCTGCTCCTTTAGAGAGACAAGGATTTACTATTGCTGGCACAGCAGGTGTTGGTAGAAATACTTTAACAAGTGGTATTGGCTCAACATTACAAGCTAGTCAGTTAGCAAGCACAGGACCTAATATAGAAGCCTTTATGAATCCTTATCAGCGATTTGTAATTGATGAAATAAATAGACAAGCCGATATGAGAAGAAACGAATTATCAGCACAAGCTGTAGGTGCAGGTGCGTTTGGTGGTGGTAGAGAAGGAGTAGAAAGAGGCGAACAAGAACGAGCTCGTTTAGCACAAATTGGTCAAGCACAGGCTGCAGGATTTGGCACAGCTCTTCAGGCAGCTCAACAACAACAACAGTTTCAGACACAAACAGCTTTAAATGTAGGCTCACAGCTAGCTAATCAAGCACAAAGAGAACAGCAAATGCAACAGGCTGATGTTCAACAAGCTTTACAGGCAGGTCAGATTCAGAGAGATATTGCACAAAAAGCATTAGAAGCACAAAGAGCGACTGAATTAGCAAGAGCTTACGAACCCTATCAAAGAATAGAATTTCAAAAAGGTATAATGACTCAACTACCAACGGCAGCGAGTCAGGTAACACAAACAACCTCACCAGGTGCTAATCCGTTTGCTCAAGCTGTCGGAGCAGGTATTGGTGCATATGCAGCTTATAACCTGTTAGGTAATATGGGTGGGAAAGGAACATCATAATGGCTAGAACAGAAGGTGGTATAAATAACTTAAATGCAGATGACCCTGTTTTAAACAGACAAATGTTTGCTCGAGCTAATCAAGAAAATATTCCTGAAAAGTACGTTGCTCCACCACCAAAAGTTAAAGAAGTGGACGATGAGATAAAAGAGGAGGAAACCTCACAGCAACCGCCAAGTGTAACAACAACTGTGAGCACGCAAAGACAACCTGTTTTAACAAACCAAGAAAAATTGTCTATGTTTTTATTACCGATGGCTGCTGAATTATTAAATGCACGAACACCGATGGGAGCGAGTAATTTTCAAAGTTTTTTACAAGCAGCGGGCAGAGGTTTAGCAAGAGTTCCTCAACAGATTATGGCTATTAAACAGCTTGAAGCAAAAGGCTTAGATACAAAAGTCACAAAAAGGTCAGACATACAATTTACAAAACCTTTTACACTTGATGGTAAAACATTTCAACCAGACCAAAGAGCTCAACTTTCAGCAGAAGAAATAAATGCAATATCACAAGTTGACCCAACAGCAATTGTACCTTACAAAGACCCTAAATCAACAAGTGCTAGTATTAAAGCTGAGAAAACAGGAATTGCTACTTATCTAACTGAAGAAGAAGCATTAAAACAAAATCCAGTTGGAACATTTGGTGATTTTTACAAAAATTTAGTTGCACCCACCCCTGATTTAGTGGGAAAACCTATTGTAGCACCCAACGGGCAACCTTTACAATATAAAGAATTTTTTCAAGGTGGAAATGTTTTTAGAAAATCTCTTGTTCCAACAAGTGTCAAACCTCAAGAGCCTATACAAAGCACAGGTAGTTTTGCCAGGTATGTAGAGTCTGAAGAAGAAGCGAGAGCTTACCTTACTGCTAATGGAATTAATCCTAATTTACCTAATTATGAACTCCTAGTTGATTCTTTAGTGGCACCTTCTCCTAGTTTAGTTGGCACTGAGGTAGTCGAGGGCAACAGTTTTGTTACTCTAAATAAAGACATAAAAGGTGAGCAAGTAATTAATGCTAATCTTGTTCCTTTTAAAGGTGTCAAGCCTAATATTGTTGTCTCACGAGAAGAAAGAATAAAAAAACTAGCAAAAACATTAGAAGAGATGAGGGGTCAAGATGAAGCAGTTCAAAGAGTTGAGACGTTATTACCTTTGTTTTTAAGTGGTGAAGCTAAAACAGGTAAATTAGATGCAGCAACTGTAGGATTAAGACAGTTATTTCGTAGTGTTGGTTTTTTAAGTGAAGAGGCAGCAGAAAAACTTGGCTATCAAGAATTAATTGCGTCTGCTTCTTTTGCTTTAGCTCCTGTTATGAGAGCAACTGGTTCAGGTTCTACTTCAGATATGGAGTTTAGAGCTTACCAAAGAGCCATTGTTGATTTAGGTGCTACTGAAAGAACGAACTATTTAACTTTATACACTTTTAAAGCTTTAAAAGAATTAAGCATGAAAAGAGCACAAAGAGAAAGAGAACTTTTAGAACAAGGTGCTTCAGGCGAAAAAATAAAAACAGAATTAAAAAAATTAGATACAGGTATATTTGCAACTTATAAAGGAGACCCAAATGATAGTAAAGCCAAGTCAGATTTTCTTGATAGTCTGGCACCAGGAACTATTGTTTATCAAGACCCTGCACAGTTAGCAAAATATAAAAACGATGCAGGAGAAATAGTTTATCCTTTTACTGACCAAGGAGCTCCAAATAAAAAAACTTTTATAATTAAAGGTTGGAAAGGAGGCAACTAATGGTTGAATTTTCTGATGAACCTAAGGTCACTGAAGAAACTATCAAAGAAGAGATAGAAAAAGAAATTGGTTATGAGTTTCCTGAGTTTAAAGAAACTTCAGAAATAGATGATATTGGTTTTTTTGAGGGTCTAATACCTAATGTAAAACTGATGATGGTCAGAGATGACAACACTAAAGCAGAAGTTATGAAAAGAAGTTTTGGTGATGACAAAAGATTTGGAGGTGTATTTTCAGATAAGTATGATAATCCGATAGTCGTATGGAATGATGAACCCTACTATGTAAACAAACCAGGTATTTCAGGAACAGATATTGGTACATTTGCTGGTGAAGTAATTAAATTTTTACCTGCAAGTAAATATGTAGGAGGAGCAAAAACTATAGCTGGAACAATAGCAAGAGGCATAGCTGGTTATACAGGAACAGAAGTAGCCTCTCAAGCAATAGAAAAAGCAGTAGCTCCTGAATCAGCAAAAAAGAAAAGCGAAGAAAGTATGCTTAAAGGCAGAGCCGAGGATGTTGCAAAAAGTGTGGGTGTGGGTGTGGCTACTGATGTCGCTTTGCCACCAGCAGTTAGAATTGTTGGTAAAGGTTTAAGGAAAGCTATAGACCCAATAGCAAAAGGCATATCTGAAAAATTAACATTTCCTAAGTTTGAAAAGGTTGATTTAGTTGAGGATGAAGTACCTTTAACGTTAGGTCAAGAAACAAGAGACCCTGAATTATTAACTAAAGAAGATATTATTAGAGGTTCTTCTGTTTCCTCAAAAGCAAAAGATATACTTGTAAATTTTGATGAGATTCAACTCAATCAAGTGAAAAAAATGTCAAGAAATTTACAAGAGGAGTTTGGTACAGGTCAAAAAGAGATTTTAGATTCAGGTGACCCAGTAGCTGCATCTGCTGAAACTATTCAAGATATTACATCCTCGAGAGCGAAACAATTAAAAAAACAATCAAAAGAAGGATACACAGAGGTCAAAGAAGCTGTTGATGTAGAAACAGGAAATCCATTTGTAGTTGCAGATGAAGAAGGGTCTAAGGATGTAGCTGTAAACATTATAAATAACGTCAGAAAAGAACAAATTGATTCAGATATTTTACAAGAAATGCCTTTACTGAGTAAAGAATTATCAAGGTTAGAGAGAGTGGTTAAAACAGGAAAATGGAATGCTGATAAAAAAGGTGTTCAAGATTTAAATGATGTATGGAGATTTCAAAAAAATCTTAACATCCTTATACGAAAAGCAGAAGCAGGTTCAGATGAAAAAAGAATACTTGGTATTATAAAAAATGATTTAGACAATGCTGTATATGAAAATGTAGATAATGCTTTTTTAACAGGTGACCTTGTGTATTTAGATAAATTAAAAAATGCAACAGGTTTATATAGACAATATTTAGGTCTTACAGGTAAGGCTACA